GGGCTGCTGATTTCAATTGTTCCCGTAGGAACCTCACTAATCCCTCTCAGGCGGCGGTGTCATAGGAACAACCGCCTCCTGATCCACCACCACGAAGGGCTCCTTTTGAGCCTCGGCCTCGGCCTCTCTCGCCGAAGCCACCACGTCCGTTGCCTCGTGAGCCGCCAGCGATATCTCCGCCAGCTTGTCGCTCAACAGGCTCATGAATCCGCTGAGCTGTACCGCCGCGTCCGCCTCGGCCGCATCCCTGGGCGCCTCCTCCTCCTCTCCACGGAGGTAGGCGGCCACCCTGGGTTTGACCAGTAGGGCGTCGGTCGCGCGTCGAAGCTTCTCCGAGTGAAGGCCTAGGAACACCCGATAGGCTTCCAGGTCCTTCCTGACCGAGGGATATTCCGATCCCTCGGGTATCAACGCGCACGACGCCACTCCCATTAGGCTCCCGACTGCGGCTGGCATCTTCTCCAGCAAATCGTATGGCGATATTTTCGGCATGTTTAGTTGAACGCTCGCCCACTTCCCCCTCGACTGGTTGCCCATCAACATCAAGGGTCAACTTATAGTCGTTTTCGCCTCTCTCCAAGGGGCGAAGGGACCAAGGACTGAAGTTCGCAGATTTCAAGCTCTCCTCCATCTGTAGAATCATTTCCACAGGAAGGCTCAGCCTGGCAGCAGCACAGGCCCGCATCAAATCCACGTCCTCCGCCCTCTGGGGCCAAGAGCCTCCTTGAGTCATCCAATACGGTTTTTCCTTAACCGCACAAGCGCGAGCTCGACGTCGTTCCTCAGTCGTAGCCTTATCATAATAGAAGGCACGAATCGCTCGAGAGTAGTCACCAACGATAGGGGATAATGAATCGGTAACCAAATAACCCTCGAGTCGGTCCAGGGCCGCATCGGCCAACGGAACGTTCGGATCTCGCATTGTTAAGTGCAGCTTGCGAAGGGTACGCAATGGGTCCTGGAAGGTCGTGTTGGTGACCAACGGATCCGGGTATACCCGCGCAAGGAATGTTACTCCCGTATCTGGTTTGCAGACCTCCACCTTCAAGGTGAGACCAAGTTGAACGGCCACCCTTGAGGCTTGAGTTTTAATTCGCTCGTCCATCAATGTATCATCGCCGAAAGCGAGCCCTATCATCTGAAAGCACTCTGCCAGAGCCAAATCAGGGAAGGTGAACACTATTGCGCAGAACATGACGAACGCTGCAACCAGAGTGTTTAAGTCACAGGTTGTTGGGGATCCACTCTTGACGCCGACTCCGGCCTCATATTGCATAGAGAATTTCTTGGCTCTAGCTGGGCATGAGACCATCATTGCCGTGTATCGTGATAGCTCGGTGAGGTTAGTAAAATATCTGTGGTACGCAGCGTTCATCAAACAACGCTGCATCCAAGCAGAAACCGAACCGTCAAGGTTTGAAAAATCCCCCTCCGCCACTCCTGAACATCCCGCCACAAAATCAAGGACCGCCTCTGTTATTTGTTCGGGGGTCCTACCAGGCATGAACCAATGCCGATTGTGCTCGGCATGCAACACCTCATTCCGAAACTTCAGTGTGTATTTAGAGAAATGCACAAGGAATCGGATATCATGAAATGAAGATATTATTCGGCCCGGTTTGTTTGTGGGTTCATTTTTCAGGAAACACTCGATCAGTGGTCTCGCGTCCATGTCCACGGTCTCCCAAATCCGCTTGATAGCCAGGGTTTGTGACGGCTTATCAAGATATGTCACAACCTCGTCCACGTCATAGGGATAACCTACTCCCGCTTCGGGGACGACGAGTTGCAAGAACTCGTCGGCGAGTTGTTGGATGCGTTTATTGGGCATCTTCGGATTGTGTACGAAGGTCACCCTCTCGTCAATTGAGACGGAGAGGGCTTCCATACGTCGGACCATGGGGACCATGGATTCATCCGTGACCAATGGATTAGAGTATACACGAGCGGAGATCTCCGCGACATCACATTGGAAAGAAGCTGGCCAGTGGGCCAATGGGCCTGATGGACGCCCAATTCTAGGTGAACTGTCCGGCAATTCGTTGACTTTGCCGGAGAAGTACTGTTGGAACAATGCCAACTGGCCCGGATCTTTGTATTTCAGGCCAGTCATTCTAGCTGTGACGGATTGGGGGGTTGACATCCCCATGAGGATGTCATAGTGTGCCTTGGGCATTGTCATGGACACATCCTCTCCCTCCCGTCCGATGTTGATGTTCACAGCTCCAGCGTCATCTTGGAATACGACGCTGTTCCAACCAGGACGAGTAGCACTAGCGTAATTAACGCGTGCCAATTTACGTGCTCGCAGCTCTGTTGGGAACCATCGGCTTTGCCATACGCTGAAAGTGGGCAACAGCCAAACCAGCACCCTATCTTGGCAATTGCCCCAGGGACGCGAGTGATGTATCTTGAGATACACCAATCGATCAAAACCCAGAGCACCAAGAAGGCGCTCACAGAGGGAACGTGGCGGCGTTCGAGCTTGGATAAACTCGCCGAAAGCACACCAATCCCAGACGCTGTGGCGCCAGCTACCTCCACCGCTGACATCGTAAATAACTTCATTCCCTCGTATACGGTAACTGCAGTCTCCATCGGTACCCGCAACACGCCTGGGATTGAAGGTAAAGAATATGGCCGGATGGCAGCTTGCCAATATCCCTTCAATATCCTCCAGATAGTAGTCAACGTCGATACCAACAAGGACGGACTTCGGCGTAGGGGGTCGATTATCGATTGGAGTGTGTAAGTCGCCAACTGCGAAGTGTTGATGAATATTTGGCCCATCGCCTCGCTCCAGGCTCTGAGGCGAAGGGGAAAGTTCATACTTTTCTCCACCAAGCTCTCGAATAGCCGATGTAATGAGCCTTCTGGCTTCATCACGTACGGAACCGGAGACTGGGTGGCCATTGTCACTTGCTCTTGGTTGGCTAAATGTTCCAGCATTCAGGGGGAACCAGTTAACACCTATATTTCTTCGTGTGAGATTGACAAGTAGTCTTTGAAAGGCTCTTGTCAGTGGGTTGGCAATTGCAGATCGGTAAGGTCCGAAGATCAATCCGCTGACCCAACGCGCAAATCTAAACAATATGGGATAGACAGCTGAGCTTACAGTAACGGCTCCGAGCAATTTCAGTAGCTGGTTAACAGTGAAGGACGTTGAGGAGTTCAAACTCACAATTGC